GGCATCCATAAAGCTTGGTTAATACCCTCACAGTTTAACCTTATATAAGGTGTAAATGCTTAAATATTATTTAGTAACTCGTATAAGTTATACTATTTTTTCGTAATCAGCTTTGCTTTTGTTTGCTAGGTCTTTCCATTTTTGATTAGCTAGACGAGAAGTTAAATAAGCGTCTTGAATTTCCGACAGTCGCAGTGGATCATCATTTGAATCATCCGAAACTATCGCTGCTAACTCGGTAGTCTCCGTATTAAGGTTGCAAACTGATATGCATACCTCTTCTATATTATCTAATTTAATATCTTGAGATAAAGAAGCGTTCACAGGATTTTTGCGGTATAAATGAAAAGGTAATTAATAAGATATTTTTCGTTGCCTCGTACGCAAGTAATCAAATGATTAGTTGGACTGAGGGCAACGATTAGAATGTTTTATGTAATCACTTAGGTACAATAACTCACAAATATGTAATGTCAAACACACCAATTCCTCAGATCGTCGGTTACGCAAGAGTTAGTACGCAATCAGGAGAGCAAAAATCAGCTCTTGTGACACAGAAAAATAGACTTAAAAGTGCGGGAGTAGAAAAAATTTATACTGATGTTGAAAGTGGCAGGTCTAATGATAGAAAGGCTTTTAACGAATTACTCCAATTAATAGACAAAAAAGCAATCAAAGAAATTGTCGTAACCAGATTTGACCGGTTAGGTAGAGACGCAACTTTTGTGGACGCTGCGCTCGTTTTAGCTGCAAAAAAGAACGTCGTAATTAGAACAATTGATACAGGGCTAGTGGACACTGAGTCGCCTGCCGGGTTTCTAATGTCACGGATCTCTACCAGTCTTGCCGAAATGGAAAGCAAGATGTTGAGTATGCGGATTAAAAAAGCTCTTGATCAGAAATGGAAAGATGGCAAGATTCCTAGAACTCGTATTCCGTGGGGTTATCACAAAGTTAAAAAAGGAGATAAAGATGCTATTGAACTACACCCAGTTGAAGGACCAAGAGCAATATTATTTTTAGAGCGTTTACGTGAACAGGGTTACAGGTTTGGTAAGACAGTTAAAGAGTTTAATGATATTCCTTTAAAAACTTCTAGTAGTGTTCGAGCGTGGTTAACTAATCCTTTTTTGCGAGGTGGTATTGGTTTTGGCTCTGATCACAGATATAGCTTTAAAAAAGTTGTCTGGGGTTTGCATGAACCCATAATTAAGCATGAAGACTGGTTCGCAATTGAAAGAGTTTTGGAGTTTAATACAAGTCTGTGGGGTAAGAATACAAAAATGAATCCCAAGCTCCTTTCAGGTATATGTTTTTGTTCTGAATGTGGAAATAGGCTTGCGTATTCCAGTCGTGTCAAGGAAACTCATACTTTAAATATGCGTTGCAATACTTTTAAGTGTGTTCATCATGCGAAAAGAGTTAACCATGCCATGATCGTTGATGGCATCAACTCAGCTTTAGCCAAACGAGCCAAGCAGTTAGCCGGTAAAACTGAAACAGAATCCTTAGAGGTGACGAAACTAAGAGGTGAAATAGCTACGTTGACCAAATTAGATGATCCCGATTTAAAAGAAGCAATTAAAAGAAAGAAGGAAAAGATCACAGCCTTACTATTAAATGAATCACCTATTTTGAAAGAACGGGCAAAGCTGATGGGGGAGCCCGGTTTTTGGCAACACGCTGTATCTCTTCCTGATAATCGCCTTCGAGAAATCTATCTTGAGTTTGTGCTAAAGGCTGTAGCGAATCCGACTGAGGTAACTCAAGTAGACCTGCGTATTTAGCTTCTTCATAATCTTCAATTAAAGATATAAGAACGTCTTTAATAGACACATAGGAGATAAATTCTAGAAAAACTATATGAACTAGGTATATAGATATGCAAATGTACGTTACTGAATATAGCCAGACTAACTGTATTTGCTCTTATTCTGCAAATACATTTTAGCTGCTTCTATCATAACATCATTCAGCGTGGAATCTCTCTCTGCGGCTAGGATTTTCATCTTTCTATGAAGGTACTCTTCTAGATTTACAGTTATTCTTTTCAAGAATTTATTATAAAGATCCAATATAAGTAATTTTTATGTGTGTGCAAACTACCTATAGATTGTCGTCACAATTACATTTGGACCTATATATATGTGCTGTTTTTTACTAAAGGTCTCTAAGCGTAACCTCCGGCTTGAATTTAGTGTCCCTCTTTGCACTTCTAAATTTACGTTTACCTAGTCTAATTTTTCTTGCTTCCTCTAAAAACTTAGCTGCTCTTTGGATTTCGCCTAGCGTAGCGTTTGCAACGGCTGTCCTAAGCATTTTAAGTACTGTTTGCCGAGGATTTAACTCCAAAATCTGCTAACTTATCTAAGATCATTATACTTGTATAAGTTACAAATGACAGAAGACGAAGTTAACAGTCCTAGTCATTACACAAAGGATGGAAAAGTTGAATGTATTGACGCTATTAATGCTCAACTAACTAAAGAAGAATTTAGAGGTTATTTAAAAGGCAACATTGTTAAGTACCTCTGGAGAGAGAAACTTAAAGGAGGTTTGGTCTCGCTCAAGAAGGCTCAATGGTACTTAAAGTACTTAGTAGAACTTGAGGGGTCTTAAACTACTTCAGTTTGGTCTTGCGAGGGTTTAGCTATTTCGATGTACTCTTCGCCGTTTTGACGTTTGAATTTTAATAATTTTCGATCAATATGGACCTCTGGAGGAGCCAAAACTTGACTTGTATAAAATCTAAACCCACATTTTTTGCATTCTCTCCTTCTAACCGTTATGGCATTAGGGGAGCTACGAGTAGTGACAACTCTTGTTGTATAAGAGTTACAGTAGGGACAAGGAGGCAACGAGGTATTTGCTGGTGGTTTCATTTTTCCTCCACTGGTTTTAAGGTGTTTTGGCTATGCAGTGCAACTCTTTTAGAGTCATCCCATTTGACGTAATAGAAGTAAGAGAACCTTTTCCTACTGTCTGCTTTTAATTCGACCTCAGTAATAGTTCCATACCTACAGTCAGCTATTCCTTTCTCTTTTAATAGATCTCTGCGTTTTCTAGGATCAATAAAGTTGACATTTTTATTAGGTCGTTTTACACGATCATTGATTTGATACTTTTGTACGCTCATCCTTTTGCCTCAGACCAAGTGAAACCGACTCCACCGTCAGCACCAAACTTAACTGAGTCACCAAAGACTTCTTTACCAGCTTCAGACATAAGTTTCTCCATAGTTTTTAATACTTTTACGGAACGTAGAACAGAGCATTCAACCATTATTTCGTCATGGACCTGTAGCACTAGACGTGCTTTAGGATCTATCTTTGGCAACTCCTTAACAATTGCCCCCATTGCGATTTTTACTACTGAGGCACATGATCCTTGTACTTCGTTGTTGCTAAAGGTTGTGTGCTTTGCTGATTTACCAGATAAAAAGCGACGGCGTAAGTCAACCATCCGCACCGGTTCACCTCGCCTAACCTTTTCCCTATTTCTCTGATGCCATTCACCGATTTCTGGATAAACTTTGTGCCAAGCATTTAAGAAGTCCTCCGCTTCCTTGTTTGAGATAATTTTTCCTAAGCCGAGAAAATATTTAACTAACCCCTGAACACCCGCGCCATACAATGCCCCAAAATTTACGGACTTTGAATTCTGGCGCTGTTCTTTTGTTACTTCGTCTAACTCACATTCGTACATTAAAGATGCAGTTAGTTTGTGAAGATCTTCACCGTTGTTAATTGCATCCTTCATGCGAGGTACATTTGCTATTCGATCACTTCCCGCAGCAGCTAATTCCATTGTTGAGAAATCAGCAACGGCAAGGGCTAAACCTTCATCCGGTATAAATAAGCTTCTAATAGCCTTATCTCTAGGCACATTTTGTAAATTCGGACTACTACAGCTCAGTCTTCCTGTAGCTGTACCTGTTTGAAAAAGACGCGGGTGAATCCTATCGGTTTCTATATCTACGTGTTTCCTCAAACTTACGCACATTTGCAGCAACTTATCTTTAACCTTCCACTCCAAGTAGGTTCTTACAATGGAAAACTCTTTGAATTGCGTTAATAGATTTTGATCAAGACTAGGTTTACCATCCATATCTCT